TCTTTCTGCGAGGCGGCTCGTGCTATATACTATTCGAGGCACGACACGGCCCCCACTAGGGCCCAGATACGCGAGCACAATGCGGTAGGCGTGGCTCTAAAGTGTGGGTGGATTAAGAAATGACGACAGGCCTTAGTTACGACGGAACAGTATCTGGGACGACAAGCTATCTCACACAGATATCTACGATGGCTGTTGTTGACGTAACGGACCCTAATTTTATTAATATTCTTCCACAAATGATTACATTTGCTGAAAACAGGATCTACCGCGACGTAGACTTTCTTTTCACATCTATTGCAACAACGGCATATTCTTTAACTGTTGGAACTCGTGACATTATTGTCCCTGCCGGGACATTTGTTGTTCCTGAGCAAATTAACGTATTGACGCCGGTTGGCGTGACAAATCCAGATGCTGCAACCAGAAACCCACTCCTACCAACAACCAAGGAGTTTCTGGATGCGGTTTACGGTAGCTATCTTTACCCCGGTCTTCCTAAATATTTTTGTCCATTTGACGATTATCACTTCATAGTTGGACCATATCCAGATCAAAGTTATACAGTTGAGATTATTGGCACATATCGCCCAGACAGCATGTCTGCGACCAACCTTACGACCTTTATCAGTCTTTACCTGCCAGATTTATTTATTATGGCAAGCATGATCTACATTGCTGCATATCAGCGTAACTTCTCGAGCGCGATGGGCAATGATCCACAAATGCCTGTGACCTATGAGACACAGTATCAAGCGTTATTGAAATCCGCTCTTAGTGAAGAGGAACGTAAAAAATTTCAGGCCGCTGCGTGGTCTTCACAAGGACCGGCTCCAATTGCTACACCAACTCGCGGTTAATATTATGCAAGATAAAAAATGCCGATTGTGTGAAGAAATTAAACCTATTGAAGGGTTTTCTAAAAAAACGTCTTCAAAAGATGGTCATATGAATATTTGTAAATTATGTGATTCAAAAAAATCTAGTAAATGGCATTTTGAAAATCCAGAAAAGTCTAAAATACGCGGAGCAAGATATAGAAGTAATAACAAAGAATATATTTTACAAAGAGATCGAGACAAATATTATAGCGATAAAGAAATTATTTTAAAGAAAAGAAAAGAATATTATGAAAACAATAAATATTTTGTAATTAAAAAAGTTTTAAATTATCAAAAAGAAAATAGGGAAGTTAACCGACGTGCACAAAGGAAACATTATACAAATAATAAAATTCAGTATATGTCTCGTTCAGCATACCGCCGAGCATCAAAGCTTCAGGCCACACCTATATGGTTAAATGAAATACATAAAATGCAAATTCAATGGTTTTATTCAGCATCTAAAATGATGACAGAGACTTCTGGCGTTAAGCATCACGTTGACCATATCCATCCACTACAAGGCGATGGTTTTTCAGGTCTTCATGTTCCTTGGAATTTGCGCGTGATTAAAGCTGAAGAAAACATTTCCAAAAACAACAAGCTCCCACAAGAGCTAAAAAACTTAGCGTGGGAGATTGAATATGCCGCATAGCACGCTCAAGCTTCAGCCGGGGGTCGATCAGAATAGAACGCTTGCCCTTAACGAGGCGGCGATATCAAACACGCAGCTCGTTCGTTTCATACCAGACAAGCAAGGTCTTGGGCTTGTTCAAAAGCTTGGCGGTTGGGTAAAGTATTTTAATTCAAGTATTACAACTATTGTTAGAGCTATGTGGGCGTGGGAAGATACTAACGCCATAACATATTTAGCTCTTGGATGTGAAGGCAACGCCATAAACGGCAATGGCCTTTCAGTGATATATAACGGCTCTAAACAAGTAATTACACCACAATTCAGCGCGCTCACTGCAGGAATTGCGACAACTGCAGCGAGTTCCAATACGCCTTTTTATTATTCTATTGTTTCACCCAATGGCGCAATTACTTCAGGAACCACTGCAACGGTTACATTTACTGGATACCATTATTTCAAAGTAGGTGATTATATTTACATATCTGGCAACTCTGTAACTAATTATAATGGCACGCAAATTGTAACCGGAGTAACATACAATACAGTATCCTTTACTATTGCTTCTGGAACTGCAAATGGCTCTGGAGGAACAATAACATATGCATCAGGCATACAAACTAATGCCGGTTCTGCAGATGTTTATGTTACTATTCCAAATTCAAATTTAAATAATTATAGTTCTGTCTATTTTAAAACACCGATGAGCGTTGGTGGTATTGTTATATTTGGGCTTTATCAGGCAACATATGTAAGTATTAATCAATTTAAAATAACCGTTACAGATGTCCTTGGAAATTTAAAACCTGCTACGTCAACAGTTTCAACTACGCCGGGATTGGGAGCAATGCCGGTGTTTTATTTTACAAATACTCAAGCATTAGTTTATGTGTATTTACCAAATCACGGATATCAGGTTGGGGATACTTTTTCTATTATTGATCCTATTCAATCTGGAACTGTTTATCTTTCTGGAAATTATACGGTTCTTGGATTAGGTAGCGATCAAGCTGGAACTAATTCAACTAATTATTTTAGTATTGGAGCCAACAGCACAGCTACACAGGTTAGTCCATCATCATTTACTGGAGATGGAACATATGCATCTGTTACGTTTCAATTAGGATATGGCGTAAATATTGGGGACACAATAACAATATCAAATTGTCCCGTTGCTGGATATAATAATACTGTTGGAGCTATCGTTGTAGACGTTTCATCTACATCCACATCAACAACTGTTAAATATGCAAATACAACAACAACCCCGGTATCTTCTTTATTAACTGGGTGTTTCCTTTTTAATGCAACAACACTTTCTAATGGCGGGTTTTCTGACATCATTATTTATCGATCTCCCGCCCCACTACCAACAGGAACAGGATACGGCGTTGGTGGTTATGGTGTTGGCGGATATGGCAACGGTGTTGTCCCTCCTAATCCATATTCTGCAACAACAGCAGCCACTGGAACTACCACTGTTGCAACAATAACCTATAATTCTACCAACCTATTTAATGTTGGTGATACAGTTACAGTCTCAGGCGTAACGCCACTTGGATACAACGGCACTTACACAGTAACAGCTGTTCCAGCAACAAATCAGATAAGTTTTGCCAATACAACAACTGGGCCTCAGACAGTTGCAGGAACGGTTACAAACAATACACAGTTAGGACTTCCGTTAACCGTAACAGATTGGACATTAGATAACTGGGGATCTTATCTCATATCCTGTCCAGTTGGTGGCGGCATATATGAGTGGAGTCCTAACTCTGGCTCAAGCCTTTCATCAATTATACCTCAAGCTCCTCCAGTAAATGACGGCATATTTGTAGCAATGCCGCAGCGTCAGATTATTGCTTGGGGTAGCACATTTACGGGCATTCAAGATCCACTTCTTGTTAGGTGGTCTGACGTTAATAACTATTCCTCTTGGATAGCTCTTATTACTAATCAGGCAGGCTCTTATCGCCTTCCACGCGGGTCTAGAATTGTTGGTGGTATTCAAGGCCCACAGCAGGGTTTGATATGGACAGACTTAGCCGTATGGGCAATGCAGTATTCTGGTCCTCCATATGTCTATCAGTTCAACGAGCTTGGAACAGGGTGTGGTCTTATTGCTCAAAAGGCAGCGGCATCAATGAATGGCGCTGTATATTGGATGGGTCAAAGCCAATTCTTTATGCTTGGATCTAATGGCGTTGAAATAATTCCCTGTCCAATATGGGACGTTATATTCCAAGACTTAGATACAAGCAACTTAAACAAAATCCGTATTGCGCCTAATTCTCGGTTTGGCGAAATCATGTGGTTTTACCCAACCATCAGCAATGGTGGAGAGGTTAATGCATACGTCAAATATAATGTTGTTATGCGTCAATGGGATTTTGGAACGCTATCCAGAACAGCTTGGATAAATCAGTCCGTTCTTGGTCCACCTATTGGCGCTGGCATAGATGATCAGGGAACATATTACATTTATCAGCACGAAATCGGTCAAAATGCTGATGGTAATGTTATGAACTCCAGCTTCCAGACTGGTTATTTCGTAATTGCTGATGGTGAATATAAAGTATTCGTAGACCAAGTTTGGCCTGACATGAAATGGGGATTATATGGCGGAGCTCAAACAGCTCACGTCAATCTAACATTCTATGTAACAGATTATCCCGGAGACACGCCAAGAACTTATGGGCCGTATAATATTTCAATTGATACGGAATATATTACGCCAAGGTTCCGCGGCAGGTTAATGTCAATAAAAATTGAAAGTGATCCTGCAGAAATAAATACTTTCTGGCGTCTAGGCGCTATGCGTTATCGTTTTGAGCAGGATGGAAAATTCTAATGGCTACCTTAGACGATATTCTCACTACACAGAAAAATGGTGTTGTAGCCATTAACAACTTGTCTGAATCTCTTAATAGCCTTTATGCGGCATACGTTTCATCAATTGGAAATAAAACATCAACCTCAATATCTTCTGCAACTACTGTTGTTACTGGAACGTCTAGGCTTGTAAGTCTTAATGTTACAACTGCAGGTTCGGCTGGAACAATTTATGATTCATTATCTGCAACAGTAACAAATGCTACAGGAACAGGAACCGCGGCAACCCTTACATATAACGGATATGGTGTATTTGCTATTGGAGATCTAATCACTGTCGTTGGTATGAATCCCGCCGGTTATAACACAACAAATGCAACTGTAACGGCTATAACAAATACAACTGTTACTTATGCAAATGCGACGTCGTCAGCGTTTGTAAGTGGTGGAACTTTATTAAACTCTACTTCCTCTCGTATTGTTGCTGCTATACCTGCTACTATCGGAAATTGGCCGATAGGAAGCTATTTCAAAAAAGGTATAACTGTTCTTCCCGGTGCCAGTCAGGTTGTAACCGTTAATTATTACACAAGCTGAGGATAGTCATGCCGCTCGCTAAGGGAAAATCACAAAAAACTATTTCTTCTAATATCGAAGAAATGGTCCACGCTGGTCATCCCCGGCAACAAGCGGTAGCCGCGGCTCTCCAGACTGCACGTCAGTCGCGTGCAGAAGGCGGAGAAACGAATGAAAAAATTCATGTTGGCCCTATACATAGTAATGTGGCCGGTCGCACAGATCATTTGCCTATTAATGTTCCTTCTGGTGCTTATGTCATACCAGCCGACATAATCTCAGCTATGGGCGAAGGCAACACAATGGCCGGTTTCCAAATTGCTAATGATGTTTTTGGAATCCAACCTTCTGTTTCTTTACTTGATGACGATGACGCTGTTGGTAAGCCAGTGGAGATCGTAGCAGCTGGTGGAGAATATGTTATCTCTCCATTTAATGTTGCTCGCATCGGTGTTCGCGCTAGTGGCAATAGTTTAGATAATGGCCACAAACTCTTAGATGAGTTTGTCAAAGAATATCGCGCAAAGACCGTTCAAACATTGAAAAAACTACCGGGACCAAAGAAGGACTGAGGGGGACTTCTATGAGTGATGACGTAAAGGTGAGGGTTGGGACGCCAGAGGATTTAGATGGTATAATGGACCTTGCCGTTAATGTAGCCAAGGAGAATGGCGTATTTGCTCCTGACATACATAAGGTTTTGAGTGAGGTTTGGCCGTCACTGCACCAGCACTTTGGCATTGTCGGAGTGATCGGCAATATCGGTAACCCACTTGAGGGGTTCGTGCTACTCAGGATTGGCCAACAGTGGTATAATAATAATAACATCTTGGAAGAACGGGTAGTTTTCGTCGATAAAAAGTTCCGTAGTGCAAAAGGCGGTCGGGCCAGAAAACTATGCGAGTTTTCCAAAAAGGCGGCAGATGAATTGGGATTGCCGCTCATTATAGGAATAATGT